CTTCAGAGATCATGCCTTTAAATGGGATCCTATTTTCCGAATATACTGCTTCTCCTACTCTTCCAATAATCGAATCAATTGATTCTTTATGATCTTTTAATATTGGCCGTCCAACTAATGTTGGTGCTGCAGTTTTTAATGTTTCTTCAGTATATTTTCTGTTATTTCTGCTAGTTCCTACGTTAATTGCAGTTCCTTCAATAAATAAATCCACATCTCCAGACTCTTTATTTTTGGATTCAGAAACTTTAGTAATCGGTACAGAATAATTTATGTTGTGCCAATCAATTCCAGGCACAGTTTTTGCTTCGGTATTTTCTTTATCTTCCATAATTACCTCATGTCAATAAATTCATAATGCTGCCTTTGAAAATGAGTTGCATCTCTATTTCCACGATCAGTTATTAACTCATTATCTTTAATTAAATTAGCATTAGAAACATTAGTTAATATTGATACATCTTCTTCATCTAGTGCATCGTTCTGAGAATTACATGTGTGAATAATATCTGAATTAGTATTATTAGAAATTACTTGTTCATGACATCGAGGACATATTTTTATCATTTTCTTGAATCCGATTATTTTGTTCTGTTTTTGCAAAACAATCAGAACACTCCCATCCTTTCTTAGTTAGTATAAATGCAGGTTTCAGCTTGCATGTCACACATATGAGAGGTTCTTTAATAGTTGGTTCGGTTGGTTCCATGGTAGATTATACAATCCTTATTTATAAGTATTTATGAATTTCTAGTCAATTGGAGCTATACTACACCTACATAATGGGTGCAATGGTGGTATCTCTGCGTGTGCTGTTTCCATGATCCTACCATCTAGAGCCATACATTCTGGGCAGGTTCTATCTGATACTGCAGCGATCCATTGAACTTTAGGAGTTTTATTCGCTTTGAATTGTGCTAGTAATCCTTGATTGGCTGCTTTCATTATCTCTGTTCTAGCAATCATCTCAGCTCTAAACTTAACTGGAATATGTTTAATATAGGCCTTTCGCTCATAGCCTTTTCGAATTAATACTCCTTTATCATCAAATAGATCTGGAATCTTTACTGCAGGCATTTCAACGTCTAGATCTGTTATTGAAGATCTTAATTTCATAGCAATAGTCCGCATACTATCTCCTTTTTTAATTCCAGTTCGTAATATCTTTCTTAATGCTTCAGCATCTGGATCAGTCATTCCTGATATATCTGAGAAATCTGTATCTGCTAAGTATTGATCTATTCTACTTTTATAATCTGAATGATCGAAACCGATCCATTCCTGAATCGTCATCTCTGGGAACATATGTTCATAATCTTGCTCGCTTAGGGTTCCCACTTCTTCGGTAATATTTGAATGTGTGCACACCTTAGCCTGTCTAGGTCTTGGAGGTGTTTTTTTATCTAATTCTTTATCTCTCTCCTTCTTATTGGCCTTAGTTTGTTGATCTACTGCAGCCTTCTTAAAATCTGATGCTGCTGTTTGTGCTGCCTCAGCATCCTCTGCTTTCTGTTGAGCTATTTTCTCAGGATCTTCTTTAACTTTTAATTCAATATCTAATAACTCGGCTATTTTCTCTCCGAGTTGTATTCTGAGTTCTTCACATATCCCTCCCGTTGAATATAACCCTAATATTGATGTATATGCAGTTAACTTCTCTCTTTTTTCTTCTTCAGATGGTTGACCCCATTCGAACTCAACATGCTCTTTTACTTTCTCTTCTGAAGATAATATTTTCTTAAATATCTTTAATTCTATTTCTTTTTCTACATTTTGTTGAATTGAAGAGATCCTAAGATCAAATCCTGCATCCTGAACGTCTGCTAATCCCTCAGGTATATTTCCTTTACCCATAGTTACTTCAGGAACTTGTAATCCGTAGAATAATTGATTCTCATAATGCTCGAATACTCCTGCAGTTTTAGAATGTATAGGTCCTGTATTTGGAAATGTAATCTCAACATCTGAGGATGTAACAATATCTGTTTCATTCTTATATGCTTTTAATCCTGCTGCGTAATTATCAACTTCTGTCTGACCTGCAGGTTTATCAGGTAATCCTAGTTTAATATGCATTGGATTGGATGCTTTTCGTGAGACTATTTTAGCGATATCTTCTTCTAGATTTAATTTCTTTTCGATAATCTTTCTAACAGGATAAACATCTCCTAATCCATAAGAACAATCTCCAACTATCTTCCAGGGAAAGAACGCAATTTCCTGAGGTTCCCATTCTGCCTTTACTTTATTATTAATAATTTGAATGAATTTTTCAATATTACCTTCATCATCTCTAGCAATAAACATAGTTTTGGGATCCCTTAATATTACTCTCTCAGGTTTATCATTTCTAAATATTAATTCCCAGAATGCTCCTCCTGATACTAACATATCTTTAGTAGTTTGACGTAATAAATAATCAAAATTATTATCTCGCATGAAATCATTACATACCTTTGCAGCATCTTCATCTTCAGATTTTGCAGTAAATCCTCCTCTGACTACTCTATCACTATGCTTATCTATTGCTCCTGTAATGAATGGAACTTCTGAATAGATCATCTGACATTCTGCAATATCTATTCTATGTGCTTCAGCTCCTTCTCCAAATATTACTTTATCAGTAGTTTCTTGATCTACCTTACCTTTACCTTTTTTAGATGAAGAAAGTTTATTTATAATAGCTGCTTCATATGCAGTCATTTGCTTTTTAGAATGCTTTCTGAATGCATCAGTTGTAAATATAAAAGATTTACCCACTTCTTGTAGGGGCTTCTTTCTCAAAAAATCAGCGATTGCCATGACAATGAATAATCAGGATATACTCTACTATGAGATACTCTTTTATAAGTATTTTTGTTTTTCTATTTTTACGGGCTTAAATTCGAACATGAATTTTTTCCTATAACACTTTCTGTCTTATCCGTTCCAAAATGTATTGCTTTCTGAGAAGTACATTCTCCATTATGTTTATTCTTCTTGCAATGATCCTGCATTTCTTTATGCTTTTCACATTCAAATTTACAGTCTGAACAAGTACACCAACTTGCAGTTAGCCATATATGTTTCATATTATCTCCAAGTAAATCCTGCCATCGAAGGTCCTTTATATGAATCTCCTGATGCGGCCATACATGCTAAGGATAATGCCCAGAAAGCATCTGCATGTCCTAATTTAGCAGTTGTATCGGCTTCGAACCGTAAATATCCTGTTTCTGATTTCTTTCTCCTAATCATATGAATAGAATTTATTATGAATGGATCGTCAGGTATTTTTAGCTTTCCTTGCTCCATCATTTTCTTTAAGTTAACTACCATAGCTTCTTTAGTCTGTGCTGAGAACGTAATACCTGTAACATTATGATGTATTTTGCTAACTGATTCATAGATTGGTGCTCCAGGACCTGTCTGATCAATATGAAAATCAAGCATATCTAATCTATCTAATAATTCAATTATAGCATCTTCTTGTGCAGGATATGGTTTTCTTCTCCAGGTCTCGATATTCTTTAGCATAAAATAATCTGGCATTTTCTTGATCAGTGCGATTACAGACAGACTCTTCTCTCTTCCGATATCCATTCCTCCATATATGAACCCTTCAGGATTAGGATTGTATTCTAGACTATTATCTACGCAGGATTTAATCAATTCCATCGGGAACTCTACTCCTACGTCTGATAAAAACACGTTCTCATATTCCTGCATGAATGAATCAGTATCTATTGATCTCTTAATAGGTCCAATCTTTATATCAGGGCATTTACTATAATGAATTAATACTCTATAAAATCCTCTAGCTGCTGCTTCTTCCCAGATCCGATAGTAGAGTCCTGATTCTCCGAATGGTGTCGATATTAGAACAATCTTTCCACCTCTAGATAAAGAAGGCAATACTGCTTCAAAGCATAGTTTATCCGTATCGTGTAGGAAGTGTGCGAACTCATCAAAAATAATTATATCTGCAGGAAATCCTCTAATTGTACTTGCTGAATTAGGAAAACAATAAACTGCTCCTCCTGATGGAAAAATAATCGAGGTCTTAGTCTCTTCAATAGTAACTATTGTGTCAATATCTCGTAATTTTCGTAATATAGAAGATACATACATCATCATGTGTGTGGATTGTCGCTGTGAGGGGGATACTATTAGCACAGATTGACCTTGTATTGCTTTAACAAATGCATATATTGCGAATAGATAACTTACTCCTACCTGCCTGGATTTATTAATAACTATTTGATCATATTCTTCAATAGCCGCAATCGTTGTTTCTTGATACTTATACATCTCCGACTTAGTACATCGTTCTATTGCTCCTCTACAATGTTTTATTGTCTGATGTGTTTCCGCCCCTATCATCTAATTCCTTTGCCTCTTTTTTTAATTTCTTTTCAATTTCTTCTCGTTCTTTTCTAGCTGCTGCGTCTTCAGAATTCTTTAAATCCATCTTCTCCCAAGAGGTAAGAGATACTTCTACTTTCTCTGCCAGTTTCTCTAAATATCCTAATTCTTGGTATAATTTCGTGTCCTTGTCGTCCATCGAGTTTAATTCTCTTGCAGCTGGGACGACGTCTCTTCCCTCTTCTTTAGCCATTACTTCCCATAATTTCTTCCGAACATCTGATTGGTTAATGTTTCGAATTGTCATAAATTCCAGAGCTTCTTCTTTAGTTGCCCATGATTTATGCCTTTTCTTTATTTCTTTAACATCCCTTTTAATTGTCCTGGTGCTAACTTCTAAAAGGTCTGCCATCTCTAATACTGTGAGTCGAGAATTCATTAAACGCTTAACCTGTCTCATTCTTTTTTCTATTTCTATTTTACTTCTTCCTGCTTTTCTTCCTTTCTTGGCCATCTTGAATTAGAGGACACTAAGTGACACTATTTAGTCCCATTTAGTAGCTCCGCCCTGTGTTTCGTTATGTTTTCAAATCTCTGTATAATTACGTCACAATAGTGCGGATCTAGTTCAATTCCGTAGCATTTACGTCCAACTTTGTGTGCTGCAAGGAGAGTTGAGCCCGATCCAAGGAACATATCGAGTATAATTTCTCCTTTCTTAGAACTGTTTAGAATAGCTTTTTCACAGAGTTTAATAGGTTTCATAGTAGGATGGAGCTTTGATATAAACGGACGTCTTATCTTCCATACTGAAGTCTCGTTGTGCTTCCCGAGGAACTTGTGCTTGCCTTTCCAACCATAGATAATTAGCTCATGCTTGTACTTATAGTCTGGACGTCCAAATACAATGGAGTTCTTTTCCCATATCAATATCTGGGCCATCTTTAGCTTTTCCGTCTCAATTGCGTTTAATACTTCCCTCAGAGCAGTAGATCCCATGCAAATATAGAAGGAGTTGTAGTCTGTTAAGTATTTAGCAGCATTATGTAGGGCTGTTCGTATAAATAGCTCGAAGTTCTTAATATTATCATTCTTTATAGGATCCTTCACAGAAATCGTTGTTATTTCTTGTTTAGTAGTATAATCTACATTATATGGGGGATCTGTAAATATTAGAGTTGCTTTTTCTTTTCCTAATAATTTCTCATAAGAGTCTAGTTTTGTAGCATCTCCGCAGTATAATTTATGATCTCCTAATTGCCAGAGTTGGCCTAATTTGCACCGTTCTGTAACATCCATTGGAATTACATCATAGTCGGGCAGATATTGCTCTCTGAAGTAATTATCTAGTAATCCGTTAATTTCTCGATCATCAAATCCTGCATATATTAACTTAGTATCTGATTCTAGATCCTTTAATAAATTAGCTAGTTTATC